CGTCCAGTCGTCAGCGCCCTGGGCGTTCGCGCGATGCCGAACGGAAACGGAAAGTCATTCATCCGTCCGACGATTTCGCAGCACACCAGCGCGGGATCACAGACCGAAGGTCTGGCGGTCACATCGCAAAAGATGACCGTCGCATCAAACACCGTGACGCGCTCGACCGTCGCCGGGACCGTGTTCATTTCACAGCAGGACATGGACTTCACCGATCCTTCCGCCATGAACACGATCCTGACCGATTTGACTGGTCAGTACCTGAAGCAGACCGACGACATCGCGGCCGACGCGATGGTCACGGCCAGCACGAACAACGGCGATACCTGGACCGTCACGGCGGGCGACCCTTCGTCGCTGGTCGAAGCGATCTACAACAGCGCCGTGTCGATGTCGAAGGGCAACGGCGGAACGACGCTTACCAACCTTCTTCCGACGCACATCTTCGCATCGCCGGATGTGTGGGCGAAGCTGGGTTCGCAGCTCGACGACAGTAATCGTCCGGTGTTCCCGGCGATCGGCGCCCCTGGCCTGATCGGACAGAACACGCTGGGCGCCGGATCCGCTGCGTCCTGGTCGGGGATGAACCCGCTGGGCCTTCAGATCGTCGTCGACGCACAGTTCGCGAATAACACCTTCCTGGTCGTACACGCGCCAGCCTGCGAGATTTACGAAAATGTCCGGGGCATTATGTCCCTGGAAGATCCGAACCTGCTGGGCCGCCAGTTCACCTACTACGGCTACTTCGCAACATTCTTCCAGACCGTCGCAGGGAACGCGACTTCGCAGTTCGTCGCGAAGATCACCGTCGCCTAGTGGCGAGGCGGGCCTAACCGCCTATGGCTACCTACAGCGTCACCAATAAGTATCTGGTCGACAACTACGCAGTCGTCGAACTGTTGACCCAGGCCGACCTGGAACTAGGTGTCACCGTCACCGTCGCAGGTGTCGATGCCACTTTTAACGGAACGGTCACGGTCCGGGCGCTGCCCCAGTATCTGTTCACCGGGGTCGACACGCAGGGCGATCTACTTTACGACTACGAACGGCCGATAAAAAATCAGGTCCTGTACGCGAAAACGGCGGCGAATGTCGATCGGGTCGCAGCCACCGGGACACTGGCCTACACGCCGACCTGTACCTGGATCACTGCGACACAGATCGAGGACTGGCTAGGCATCGGCACCGCGACAGCTGCGGACACCACATTCCTGACACAGTGCGCGTCGGCCGCTAACCAGTTCGCGTTCCGTCGCCGCCAGGAAGCCGGGTATGTCGACAGCGTGACGACCAGCCCATCCGGGGATGTGACCCTGGGAACGATCATGTACGGCGGCGCCCTGTACCGACAGCGCGGATCCATCGACACTTTCGCATCCTTTACCGAAATGGGGACAGCGCCGACGACCGGGCTGTCGCCGCTGATTAAACAGCTGCTGGGGATTGACAGACCGCAGGTGGCCTGATGCCAGTCGCCTACACCGACCTGTTTAACGAAGCCCTGGACGACCTGGCATCGACGCTAGGCACGATTACCGGGCTACAGGTCGTCACCGATCCCCGGAACCTGGTCCCGCCATGCGTGTTCCTGGGCGCCCCATCGTTCACGGCCTGGAACTACAACATCGTGAAAATGACATTTCCGGTCCAGATCATCAGCCTGGGACCAGCAAACCTGGACGCCATGCGGAACCTGCTGAACCTGTCGTCGCTGGTCCTGGCGAAGAATGTGGCGGTGACTGACGGGCGTCCGACGACGCTGGACATCGGTGGCGTGATGCTGCCCGCCTACGAACTGACCGTGAACCTACAGGCCCAGACAGCATGACCTACAAGATCCTGAACCCGCGCATCGGCACACCCGGCGACGAATACATCCCGCGCCCAGGCGTCAACATCGACGCCCTACTGAACGCCGGGTTCATCGTCGAAATCGCATCGCCAACCAGCGAACAGAAACCCGCTACTGTTAAGAAGAAGAAACCAGCAAAGGACTAAGACATGGCCACTTCCATCTATCTGTCAAACCCAGTAGTCACCGTGAACGGCGTTTCGCTGACCGATCAGTGTACGGCCGCCAGTTTCCTTCAGCGCTACGACCAGCTTGAGGACACCGCGTTCGGCACCGGGTCACGCACCTACACCAGCGGCCTGGGCAACCACGAACTGACGCTGACGCTGTACATGAGCTACGCAGCGACCGAAACCTACGCGACGCTGAAGGACCTGGTCGGCACCACGACCACCGTGATCGTGAAACCGACCAGCGCGGCCGACAGTGCCACGAACCCAGGTTTCACGCTGACCCAGACATTCCTGGCGGAACTTCCAGTGATTAACGCCAGCCTGGGCGAACTGTCATCCATCCACCGAATGGGAACGCACCGAAAACAGGAAAGCGACGGACGGTCGCGGGATCGGCGTTTCCGACATGGTGTCCTGGGCGTTCTTCATGTGGAAACAGTCCGGCCGACTTGTCAAGGAACCTACCTGGAAGGAATGGCTGGCGGCACATCCCGACATGGAAATCGTCGCTGTCGACCAGACCGATCCAAACCCTACGGACGCGGCAGTTTCCGACGCCAGCTAGCTGAAGTGCTGGCGGCGACCGGGTTCTGGCCGCATGACATCCCATTCGATACGCGCGATTTGGTGACGGTGCTTCGCGTACTGAACGAAGCGAACAAAAAACGATGACGACCGACACGACGATCCAGGTGTTCGGCGTAAAGGAAGCGCTAAAGGAACTGAAGGAACTGGATCCGCAGCTGCGAAAAGACCTAAACAAAAAGGCGAAGGAAGTCGTCAAGCCTGCGACCGACGCGATCAAAAACGCTTATCCCAACAGGTATCTGTCGGGGATGTCGCGTTCCTGGACACAGCGAGGGAATAAAAAGTTTCCCTATGACCGGGCCGCCGCACAGAAAGCGGTCGGCCTGAAGATCGACACCGGGAAACGAAACCAGGGGACCATCGTCATCATCCAGAAAGACCCGGCCGCGTCCATAATCGACATGGCGGGCAAGGCTGGCGGACAGTCGCCCCAGGGCGCCAGGTTCGTCGACGCGATTACGGCCCAGTTCGGGCCACCGTCGCGCGTGATGTGGCCGACCTATGAACGAAACGCTGACGCGGTGGAACGGAACATGGTTGACTTAGTGGAAGAACTAATGGACACGATCGGGAAAAGGCTGGTGATGTAATGGCGATCAGGATCCCGATCATCAGCGACTTCGACAGTAAGGGTCTGGACAAGGCCGTTAAAGAGTTCCAGCAGCTCGAAGGCGTAGGCGCTAAATCGGCGTTCGCCATAAAGAAAGCAGCACTTCCCGCAGCTGCGGCGATCGGCGGTCTGGCGGTCGCCCTGGGCGATGCCACGAAAGCCGCGATGGAAGATGCCGCCGCACAGTCGCAGCTGGAAGGCGTCATCCGACGATCCAGGCGATGGACATCGCCGCGTCCACCGGAAACGATCTGTCGACCGTCACCGACGCATTATCGAAAGCGTACAACGGAAACATGAAAGGCCTGAAGGCGCTCGACGCCAGCCTGATTCCGATGATTAAGGATGGCGCGTCATTCGATGAAGTGATGTCGAGCCTGGCCTACACCACCGGCGGCGCCGCTACCGACGCAGCGAACACGGCAGCCGGACAGATGAAAAACCTGTCGATCCAGCTGGGCGAAGCGAAAGAAAGCATCGGCGCCGCACTACTGCCAGTCGTCGCCGCCATCATTCCTTATTTCGTCGACTTCGCATCATGGCTACAGGAAAACACGAAACTGGTCCTAATCATCGCCGGGGTCATCGGCGGCCTGGCCACCGTCATCCTGACACTGAACTTCGCGATGAAAGCCTGGACCGCGATCCAGACCATCGTCAACGGTCTGACGCTCGCATGGAACGCGCTACTGGCCGCGAACCCGATAACGATCGTCATCCTGGCCATCGTCGCGTTCATCGCCATCCTGACCGCGCTTTACTTTAAGTTCGACGGGGTCCGAAAAGTAGTCGACACCGTGTTCCAGGCCATAAAAACAGGCGTCAGCGCGTCACTGGACTTCCTGGGCGACTATGTCCAGGGCGTCCTAAACATCTACAAAAACATCTTTAACACCATCGCCCGACTATGGAATAACACCATCGGAAAACTGTCATTCGAGTTCCCCAGCTGGGTTCCCGGCCTGGGCGGAAAAGGTTTCAGCGTCCCTAAAATCCCGATGCTGGCCGAAGGCGGCATCGTCCGCAGCGCGACCCTGGCGGTCGTCGGTGAAGCCGGACCCGAAGCGGTCGTCCCGCTGGATCGCGGATCAGGGTTCGGGAATGTGACCGTAAATGTCACCGGGGGCCTGGCCACCAGCGCCGAAATCGGCCAGGCGGTCATTAACGCCATCCGCGCCTACAACAGGACAGGCGGCCCCGCCAACATCCAGGTCGCCTTGATTACGACCTACTGGTCGATGTCGGGTTCCTGATCGACAGCTTCACACTGGACGACCCGGTGAAGGGCGTCCTGGATAACACCACCTATGTCCTGGACGGGACGACAGCGTTCGCGTCGGTCATGGACGGGACGATCGGCGTCAGCGTAAAACGCGGTCGACGCGACCAGGGCGACCAGTTCGCAGCTGGCCAGATGTCATTCACGCTTAACGACACGCTGGCCCAGGGCGTGTTTAACCCATTCGATGACAGCCCGTCAAACCCTTATTACGATCAGGCCCAGGGCGTCCCCGGACTGGCCCCTATGCGACAGGTGAAGCTGATCCGCTACGACGCCACGAACACGGCCCAGTCCCTGTTCCAGGGGTACATCGTGAACTACGACTACAACTTCGCCCTGGGCGGCCTGGACACCGTAACCGTGTACTGTGTCGACCGTTTTTATCTGCTTGCCCAAACCATCATGGATGAACTAAATGTCACCGCCGAAACATCAGGCCAGCGGATCGAAACAGTCCTAGACCTTCCCGAAGTCGACTATCCGGGGGGCGCCGCGCGCAACATCGACACCGGGACGGTAGACCTGGGCCACGACAGCCCCTACACCGTTTCAGCCGGGACGAATGTCCTGGCGTACCTGGGACAAATAAATGACGCCGAACAGGGCCGCCTGTTCATCGACCGATCTGGCGTCCTGGTGTTCCAGCCCCGCGTCGGAACCAGCCTGTCCGGGCCAGTCGCAGACTTCCACGATGACGGAACGAACATCCCCTACAACGAACTAGGGATCAGCTTCGAGGCCGACCAGGTCGTCAACAGGGCGGTCGTGACCGGGCTAAATGGCACCAGCGGCACAGCCGACGACCCCACATCCCAGGCCGCCTACTTCATCCAGACCGAAAGCATCGGCAACAGCCTTCTACACACACAGACCCAAATCGACGACCTGGCCGACTACCTACTGGAACCCGAACCCGAACCCCGTTTCACAGCTGTCGGGACCGACTTTCTGATGCTGACCAGCGGGCAGCGCGACACGCTCGCCACCGTCGACATCGGGGACACCATCAGCATCGAAAAAACCATCGCCGGGAACCAGGTCGCCCAGGAACTGTCCATCGAAGGCATAGAACACGAACTGTCCGTCCTGCGCGGCCATTCCGTCATGTATTTCACCAGCCCGACCACGATCGTTTATGAACTGATCCTGGACGACCCCATCTATGGCGAACTCGACGCCCTGAATGTCTTAGGATAGGCGTATGGCGAAACAGGATTTTACAGCCGGGCAGGTACTGACCGCCGCACAGATGGACAGCCTTCAGGCCAACGATTACAACTGGACCGTCAGCACGAAAACGGACAGCTATGTCCTGGTCGCAGATGACGCCGGGACGCGCGTCGTAATGAACGCAGCCACCGCGAAAACGATCACGGTGAACAGCGGCGTGTTCGCTGCGGGCGACATCGTATGGATCCACAACATAAACACCGGAACCTGTACGGTCACAGCCGGAACCTGTACGGTCAACACGGAAGCATCATTAGCACTGGGCCAGTGGGGGGGCGGAACGCTGTACTTTACTTCCGGGTCCACAGCTATCTTTTTTCGCGGCGGCGCCACTTACGGTGTAGCGACAGGCGGATCCAGCAGTTCTATTACGGTCAGCGGCGTGAACTACACGATGCTGACTTTCACCGGGTCATCAACTCTTACCGTCACCAAATCTGGACTGTTCGATGTCATGCTGGTCGGTGGCGGCGGTGCTGGTGCGGCAGGTAGTGGATACGGCGGCGGCGGCGGCGGCGGCGGCGTCGATTTTTACACCGTTTATCTGACCGCGAACGCATCCGTCACGGTCGGCGCCGGATCCGCTTACGGCGGCCGCATCGGAACGGCAAGTCGATTAGGAACTAAACCCGACAGCATCGTCGTAGCAGGCGGTGGAAGCGGCGGCGGCACGAACTACACAGGCGGCGGCGATCGCGCCTTAGCGTTCGGCGGTGCTTCAGGCGGCGGCGGATTAGGAACAGGAAACGCGAACTTCATCGTGGGCGCTGTCGGTATCGACGGTGGCAACGGTGGCAACGGTCAAAACACCGACAACGAAGCGGGCGGCGGCGGCGGTGGCAACACTGCCAACGGCACAAACGGATCCGGAACGGTCGGCGGTAATGGCGGGGCTGGCTACGACGCTTCAGCCTGGCGCGGCGAAGCGGCCGCAACTACGCGCTACAGCGGCGGCGGCGGTGGCGGTGGCGCTAGCGGCGGGACAGGTGGCGTCGGTGGCGGCGGTACACGGGGAAACGCCGGATCAGCGAACACAGGTGGCGGCGGCGGCGGTGCGACCAGCAGCGGGGCCACTGGATACGCAGGCGGATCAGGCATAGTTCTAGTTAGGTTTAAGTCCTGACATGGCACACTTCGCGCAAGTCAACGAACAGAACATCGTTCAGGAAGTAATCGTCGTGTCAAATGACGACTGTGGTGGCGGCGAGTTCCCAGAAAGTGAACCCATCGGCCAGGCGTTTATTGCGTCGATCGGTCTTTCGGGAACATGGCTACAAACCAGCTATCACGGAAACTTCCGAAATGTCTACGCGGGGATTTCCTTCGTGTTCGATCCGACCGTAGGCGAGTACGGCGCTTTCATACCGCCTTACGATGGGAACTGAAGTGACCGTCGCACTAATCACAGGCGGGTTCGCCGTAGTGGTGGCGATGATCGGCGCATCGAACACAAAATCGACACCCACATCGAAGGCCACGAATGACCCCCAAAGACCGCGCCATGCTTTCGTCGTACTTAAGAAGTGCGATCGGCGCGGCGCTCGCCGTGTACATCGCAAACCCCGCAGATGTCACATGGCGAGATGTGTTAGCAGCGTTCACAGCTGCGTTCGTGCCACCGTTAATCCGATGGCTAAACCCGAATGACCCAGCGTTCGGACGCTCGAAAAAATAGCGGGTCGGCGGTCCCAGTGCCGCCGATCATGCGATTACGGGTCCCGGACGAACTACTGACCGTCAAACCCGGCGAACTGCCCGACAGCCTGCTGACCGACATCCGACCGTTCGGCCGCCTGTACCATAAGGCGGCGCTGTCCTATCAGGTCATGCGGCGCGCAGCTCGCGCCCAGGGCGTCCTATTGCGACCGATCAGCGCCGGGGACACCTATCGCAGCCTGGCCGCGCAGACTGCGGCGTTCCGCGCCCGCTACCAGCGCGAACCCATCCCAGGGGCATCTACACGCACCTGGCAAGGCGTGAAATGGTACCTAAAGCCTGGGAACGCGCCCCTGGCCGCGCCCGGTACTTCTCGACATAACCTGGGCCTGGCCTGCGACTATGCCGACACAGGCGATCCGACGATTTGGCGGTGGATGTGCGAAAACGCGCCCCGCTACGGCTGGTCCCTGGAAGTGATGCCGCAGGAACCCTGGCACTGGTTCTACTTTCCGGGCGATCGCATCCCCCAGGGCGTCCTGGAAGCGCCCCCGGCGCCATCCACACCCGCCTAACAGCGGTCCGTTAGGGTCGAACCCAGTTTCTACAGAAGGGAAGCTATGAACGAACCGCGAGCATTTATTTACGAAGTCTTTATGACGACCCTGGATAACGGCCAGCGCGTCATGGTCCAAATCTTCCGCGACCCGGACACCCGCCAGGTCCTACATTCCCAGCTGGCGTTTAAGACCCTGATCGACGACACCTGGGGCGTCCCCTACCAACTGGAACACCTATGACCTACGCAGTAATGAAAACACTGGCAGCGCGACCGTGTTCGTCGACGACCCAATCGTCGTCCCGACAACCAACACGACGACGACGACGGTGTTCCCGACCTGGGCGGGCTGCGACAGCGTCCCGGTGTATGCGTACCGGGCGGGCTGGTCTGAATGGGACATCGAAACCCTGATGAAAGTTGTCTGGCGCGAAAGCCGCTGTCAGCCGGAAGTGTTTAACCCGAAAGACCCGAACGGCGGATCCTATGGCCTGACGCAGATTAACGGGTTCTGGTGCCGACCGTCGAAGTACTGGTCGCAAGGATGGCTACAGGCGCATGGTATCGTCGCACACTGCGACGACCTGTGGGATCCGATGACGAACCTTCGGGCCGCGCGAGCGATACACCATAACAGCGGATGGATACCCTGGCGAACGGCGAATGACTGACATCTTCCCAGAACCAGGTCTTACAGAAGGGACCCGAAAAGAAATGATGGATGAGATCGACCGACAGATCGCAGCGGAAAACGCGATGCTGCGACATCAGGCCGCGATCATGGACCTGGCGAACCAGATCCTGACGACAAAAAAAGAAAGCTGGCTGATCCGCCAACTTAAAACCATGCGCGTCGACTTTCAGCTGTCGAGTCAAGACCACTACGCCGATGTGGTCACAGCTGCGATCATCGAACTGGGCGGCGAAGTATGAACCCACAGCTGGCGATGTTTCAGCAGGTGATCGGCCTGGCTGGGATACAGGAACGCGAAGTGATCGAACGGAATGTGGTGATCGTGGCGCGTGAACCACAGGAAACATCCCTGAAGGCCGCACTTCGAGCGCTACCTAAAACAGGTACGAAACGCGCCCGCCTGTATGACTACCTGAAATCGTGCGGCGGCGCAACGGACGAAGAAATCGAACGCGCCCTGGGCATCTCAGGAAACACGGTACGCCCGACGCGCGTGTCCCTGGTGCGTGACGGGCTAGTCGAGGACAGCGGCCTGGTGCGTCCTACGGTGTCCGGGAATGACGCAATCGTGTGGAATCGTGTGGCGGGTACGCGATGCCATTTAACCTGGACGACTACGAACCAGTCGCGGTCCGGCTGTCTCGATGGCTCGAACAGTGCCACCAGCAGAACATCACACCGCGCGTCGTCACACACCTGGTCCACTACAGCGACCAGCGATGTGTGTTTCGTGCCGAACTGTACGCGAACGACATTCTGATCGCGACAGGCTGGGAAGAAGAAACACGCGGCGAAGGAATGGTGAACAGGACTTCGCACCTGGCCAACTGTGAAACCAGCGCTGTAGGCCGCGCCCTGGCGAACGCTGGTCTAGCTGGTGCTGATCCTTCGCGGCGCGCTTCGCGTGAAGAAATGGCGAAAGTCGTCCGACTACAGCCCGTCCCGGTCGAAGAAGATGTCCCCTGGGCGTCACAGAAACAGCAGAACTACATTAAGGCGCTGACGAAGTCGCGGCCCCCGGAAGAAGTCGAAGAAATCATCGCCCAGGTATGCGGTAGACCTATGCCGCTGGGCGAGATGACGCCACAGCAGGCGTCGAAGGTGATCGAAAGGCTGAAGGCATGAAACGCGCGGTCCCGTTCGTCGTCGTGTTCGTTCTGGGGGTGGTGTTGGCGTGGATGATGTGATGAAAAAACTAGACGCACTGGAAAAGTGTCTACGCCTGTTATCGCGTGTTGTCGTCCTGGGCGAAGCGCGCGGGCTACGCATGGAAACAGTCGAACAGAAACTGCGCTGGACCGCCAGGGAACTGGCGCGACAGATCTGGATGGATACAAAACAAAACTGAAGTATCTCGATCACATCGAGGCGTCACGGCCGCGCGACCGTGTGTAGGTGTAAATCCTGGGCCGTTAATAGCGGTCACTTCGCCCGTCAGACAGGCTGGGCATGACCGCGTCCATAAACAGGGGCGTGGCTGGTGTGATCCGAACGATGATCGGACGGTGTGTGGGTACCGGGGGGGCTATGCTCGCAGCAGGTCTACACGAACGAACTAAACACACTGACAGAAGAAACGCACCGACCCAGACAGTGATGACGCCTAACGATTTACAGCGCGGGCAAGGCGCGAAGCGCCGCGCCAGGACAACTGAGCGCAGCGAAGGCGTCAGGCCCTAAATGCCCAGCCCGTACAGCTCGAACGAATACCGAAAGAAACGCGCCCAGCTACTAGCTGATAACCCGCCCTGTCACTGGTGCGGAAAACCCGCGACCGAAGCCGACCACCTGGTCGAACTAGATCGCGGTGGATCACATGATGACATGGTCCCATCATGTAAATCATGTAACAGTAAGCGCGGACAACAGTATGTAAGAAAACGAAACGCCATCCGAAACCATCATCGACGCGAAGCACTACGCGACAAAGGCATCCCGATCGGAAACGAAACACGAACACAAAACACACCAGCGATTTTTTATGATGAACACACCATGAC